CTAAACCCTTACGCTTTCTTTCCGATCAATCAGTTCAGCCTTGCGAGCCTTCCTGAACCACATTCCCTTGCGAGTGTGGTATTAAGCATCTTTAAACATATACCGGAGCAGACTTTCGCTTTTGTTGTGCAATACAGGAGTTGAACCTGTATCGATTCCTTAAGAGGGAATTGCATTACCAATTATGCAAATTGCGAACCTACCAAGATGTGCTGCTCCAGTTGCTCCATACCTTGTTAGGTACAGAATACAACACACCTCATGTCTTTTGCCTTGCGGGCTACTCAACCATACTTCACGACTCCGGTCATCCCTTTATCGCTCATATTGCTATCTTGCCTTCCCTTGCGAGGTCAGACTCAATAACTACCCGTTAACATTCAATATTCATTAGTTTGGATGATTGTAGTTCGGCCACCACAGCCTCTTTCGTCCTCAGCGTTGCCCTGGACTTTATCCTTTCAGACTACAACCCTAACTTACTATCTGCCGCCATTCTACTGACGGGAGTTGCTTTCGGCTTACAGCCGAGTCAACCCTAGTTCGGGCTTGCATAGATGGACTTGTATTGCTACAAGCGCAAGTTTATAGGAAACCTTGCTTTGACAGAGATTACTCCCTGCTACCCTAGTGAGGCTATGCCCCCAATTTCTATTCAATTTTCAAAGAACTAAGACAATCTCTTGTCTTGATAAACTCATTATATCAAAGTTCGTAACGTTTGTCAAGAACTATTTCGCCTATTTGCAAAAAAAGTTTGGAAGAGAAAAAGTAAGTGATAGACAATGCAATACACAGCGACCCGACCGTACGGTCAAAGTCTACGGACACTAAACACTACACAATCTGCAAAAATAACGTATCTCTAAGCGGCAACTCACAAATTTGAATAAAGCTTAGTTCATGCTATTATAAAGCGTTTCAAGCGCCATGATCTGGTAAGTATCATCCGATACTTGGTGTCTACTCTAATCTCTCTTTCTCTTCCTGGTAGTCTCCGAAGACACTACCAAACTGTTAGATGATGTCCTCAGCATTGAGAACTGCAACAGTGCCAGCAGCAAGTTCGATTGTAGTGCGAACATTGACTTCAAGCAGCTGGTCTTGCAGTGCTTGCTTCTTCTTCTTAGAAACTGAAAGATTGCTTCGGAAGCTTTCCAAATCAGTTTCAGCGAAGATAGAAGTGCTTACTTCGCTTGAATGAAAACTATAGCTTTCACCCTCACGATTAGCAATCTTCTCAAGCTTGCCGCCGATGACCTTAAGGTCAGTCTGGACATTTGCCTTAGCAAACGGTGCAAAGAACACGAGGTCCTTTTCAAGACGGGCAAGATCGGCAAGAAGATTGTCGATGTCGTTAGCTGCGTTAGCAGAGGCGACCTTAGTGCGAATGTCGTAGAGTGCGGAAATTAGATTCCAACGGCGTTGAACATTGAGGTCAAACTTCCGCTTGGCAAGTTCAATTTCCTGTGCAGGATTCTGAAACTCGTTGATGCTAACATCAGACTTGAATTCCAAACCCTTGAGGGCTTCGTTGATTAAAACTTGAAGTGCATTGGCTTTGCGTAGTGAAACTTGCATTTTTCTTTCCTCTATAAAATGGCGACCTTGAGGGATTACGATACCCCGACCTCCACAGTGACAGTGTGGCGCTCTTCCTCTGAGCTACAAGGCCATTAATTTATTCATTTGAGTGAGTTTGCCCTTACGTGCGCCCTCATTCATTCGTTTTCGTCCTTCTTCACTGACATTCTTTACTCCCCAGGTGTCAGTCTGGGTATGACAGTTAGGACACAGATATCTCAAGTTTTCTTGGGAGTTGTTTGAATTGTTCCCATCAATATGATCTATCTGCAATCTTATCGGTTTGTTGTTATATTCTGTGATACCACAACAACTACATTTATACTCATTCGTGCGTCTAAAGTAAGTCAGTGCATTGCTACGGGTATACTTTCCGCTTTCAATCTTCTGATTAAGAGAATCAATAATTTGACAATCTTGTTTACAATACTTCCCTGATTTCTGCGACGGATGCCACATGAATTCAGATTCACACACTTTACAGTTTACTTTCGGCATTAGGTTAGTCCTTTCACAGACTATTTATCAAACTAACCTAACTTTTGAGCCATTAAACTCTTTGTATAATCTGTTATACGATATTCCAATACGATAGTCAATCGCTTTGGGTAAAATTTGGTGGCAGTAGTAAGATTTGAACTTACGACCTCCCGAATATGAGTCGGATGCTCTGACCAACTGAGCTATACTGCCATTAATAAAAGGTGAGCAATTTACCGTCTTGCTGAGGACCCTGTTTCTTAAAACTGGTAGACGATGTAGGATTCGAACCTACGACCTAGGGATTAAGAGTCCCGCGCTCTACCGACTGAGCTAATCGTCCATAATATCGTTACAAGCAACAAGAAGCTAGTCCACTTAGGGAATTTACAGAGCGATGCTCAACCCAATTTACGAAAGACCATTCGAAGCTTCTCGTCACTTGATATATTCACTATAACGTACTTCTTATTGATTGTCAACCGAAAAATGATCTTTTTCAAAAATATTTGTTACCAGCCCTTAAACCAGTAACTAAGTACTGCCTCGGCGGGTTTGTTTCTGATACTTGCGCTGAAATCGTAACAATTAGCAGACCTATTAGCACCTGTTGTGGGATTATCTATGTAGTGATATCCCCAGCTAAAAATTCCCTTTACAATACCTGAGCCATCTGAACTTTGTTCATTCACGATTTCAGCAGCGGATTGATAGATATCAGCTTGGGTTTGATAGTCTCTTGTCTTATTGCTAAATTCAGAGCAACTTAAACCAGACTCTATGTAATCACTTGAAGTTAATCCAGTATGAACTGAAGGCGTACCGATCATGAGAAATACAGGAACCTTTGTAGAAGAAATTAAAGAAATGTGTTTCTTCATGTCTTTAATCATTCTTGTACGCGGGTGAGCAGCAGTTAATGCCTCGTTAGTATCAGGGATAATTGGGTTGTATAAACTTAATCCAAATTCATCAAAAAGTTTGATAAATGCAGTTCTCTTATTGATATCAGAAATACCAAGCAAGCCATTGAATGAACCGCTGGTCATAGAAAAATATGATATTTTACCAGTAAATCCAGCCGCTTTAACAGAGTTAATAAGTTCAATCCATCTATGGTTTCCCTTATTTACCATGTAGTCCATATTAAAACCAATTACAAATCTTGTGGCACCTGCTCTCTGCGCTAGTGCGGCTCTATCAACTAGTATCCTCTTGTATTCACTGAACCAAGCATCCCAGAATGGATCATTATCAGAGAGCTTACTAATTGCGGCACCAAATTTAGGCACAGTCCAAGTGTCATTCCCCAGAGTATCTCCGGGATAGATCCCCATCATAACTGTAAAATCCATGCTCCGTGACCTGGCTAGATTGCCCATATCTAAAATTACTTGGTCGGGTGGAAAATATTTACCGACAAGCTCAACAGACTTTGCATCTACATCCATAGTTTTGATGATAGCGGAATCAGCGTAGACAACATTGTTACCTCCAATGCTCTTTATTCTGTCAAAGGTAGTGGGGAAATAGCCTTCATTATAATAATTCATTAGTCCTCCGCCGGCATCATGCGGAACAATTGCCTTTGTAAAATTCGGTTGCCTATTAATCGTATCCGCTTTGTACAATCCAATCTGTATCGGCGTATTGTCTTGCGCTGTGTAAGGATACCAAGACGGCTGATACCCAAGCTTAGTAACGTAAAGCTGAGAATATTCACCCGTAGATTTAGGCGTTTCAACTGTGACTGTTTCTTGGGTTAGGCTTGCAACGGCTGAGGTGACCGATGCTGGATAGGCGACGGTTGCCGAACGCTCATACGTTTGAATATTTACGGATGTTGTTTGAGGAGCTGTAGAAGCCGGAGTAGGCGGCGCAACTGATGCCGTTGTTGGTATTTGTACAAAATTTGAACTAGTGGAAGGCGTATCGCTGCCGCAACCACTAAGTGTTAATACCGCTGCTGCGGCTGTCATCAAAGTTGTTTTGTTCATCTACGCTACTTTCATTTTTAGCTTATATTTTACTATAGCAAAATGGGTAACTAATGTCAACCGTTTTTTAAATTTGGTGGACACTCTGGGGCTTGAACCCAGGACCTACAGGTTAAAAGCCCGTTGCTCTACCTACTGAGCTAAGTGTCCGTTATATGGTGTGCATGGCAGGATTTGAACCTGCGACCTACGCCTTATCAGGGCGGTGCTCTACCACTGAGCTACACGCACGTAAACTGGAGCACCGAGTAGGAATCGAACCTACTTCACTTGCGTAGCGGATTTGCAGTCCACCGCATTCCCAATCTGCCATCGGTGCATTAAACTTTATAGATTAGTTATATCAACATTCAGGACGAATGTCAACCGTTTTTATGTTCTTAGCGAAATTAAATTACACGAATTAATGACGCTGCCTCGCGGGCACTTTCAAGTGTATCACCCAGTACCACACCCATACGACGATATTTACGTACAAATGGTTTACCAAAGATTCTAACATCAATTCCTTCAATGTTCATAGCATCTTCAATGCCTTCATATTTTGGTGCGTGATCGCCTTCGTCTTGATACAGTACTACAGCACTTGCGCCGCCATTGCAATTCAAATCTGTAGCGTTAATCGGCAATCCTAATACTGCACGAGCATGAAGGTCGAACTCGGAATAACGCTGACTACGTAATGTAACCATGCCTGTGTCGTGTGGACGAGGGCTAAGTTCACTAAAGATAACTTCGTCACCCCTGATGAAGAACTCAACTCCAAACAATCCAGCACCACCAAGATCATCAGTAATAATCTCAGCCATAGCTTGTGCTTGGGCAAGTATTGAATTAGTGTATTCTACGTTGTCAGGGATAAACGGTTGCCAGCTATACTGGTAATCGCCGCGTTCCTGAACATGACCTATTGGTTCACAAAAAAGTGTAGGACCTGTATGTTGCTTAATAGTCAACAATGTGATTTCAGCATCAAACTTAATGAACTCCTCAACGATAACCTTCTTACGATCACCGCGCATATTGTTCACAGCATAATCCCATGCAACTTGTGCTTCCTCTGCATTATGAACCACGCTCTGCCCTTTGCCAGAACTTGACATTACTGGCTTAACTACGCAGGGAAAACCGATATTTAATACTGCCTGAGTAAACTCATCTACATTCTCTGCATAACCAAACTTTGCAGTACGCAGTCCCAATTCATCAGCGCGGTCACGAATCTTATCGCGGTTCATAGTAAGATTAACTGCACGAGCAGAAGGAACCACTTGAATTCCGTTTGCTTCATAGGCATAAAGAACTTCTGTTGCAATTGCTTCAATCTCTGGTACAATAATATCCGGCATCCAAGCGTCTATAATTGTATGCAATTGGTTTGAGTCAAGCATATTAATAACAACATTACGGTCAGCAACCTGCATTGCAGGAGCATCGGTGTAGCTGTCTACTGCGATAACAAAATGTCCAAGACGTTTAGCAGAAATAACAAATTCCTTACCAAGTTCACCTGAACCCAATAGCATAATAGTTTTCATATTTTCTCCAGATGTGTTTGGCGGAGAGTGAGGGATTCGAACCCTCGGAACCAATTTCTCAGTTCGCCTTCTTAGCAGGAAGATGGTTTCAGCCACTCACCCAACTCTCCGTATTCTTATTTATTTCTCTACGAATGCTCTCTCAAGAACATAATCGCCGGGCTCTCGCAACGAACCCTCTTTCATTCCGTTACTCTTGCACCACTCTGCAACTTCGTAGTTGAAGTCAAGATTGCCACAAATCATAACCTTATCCTTAGTAGGGTCAATCTGTAATGTGTCACCCAACTGTGCTGTGATACGCTTGCCACCTTCACCTGTAACGATGGGTATATAGGTAAGAACAGGCTTAACCATTTCTTCTAAATCGTCGCCAGCGAATCCAGTTGACAGCACATCATAGTACGCCAAATCATCACGACTACGAACACTATGAACAATGTGAATCTTTTCCCATGTTTCTAGCGTTTCAACATCACGAATCAAACTCATGAATGGAGCAAGACCGGTACCAGTAGCTAACAGATACAAATCGCCGCCCTTCTTGAGAGCATCGTTGCGTAGCGTACCAGTTGTTTTTGGATTCAGTACAATTTCGTCACCAACTTGAATGTGCTGTAGTTTGCTAGTAAGCTGACCGTCAGGAATCTTAATGCTCAAGATTTCAAGTTCATCTGCCCAGGGAGGACTGACTACACTATATGCTCTCAATACATTCTTACCATCAATGTTAAGCCCACCCATAGCAAACTCACCTGCGTTGAACTTGAAAGTTTGACTGCGTGTAGTTTTAAAACTAAAGGTTCTATCACTCCAATGGTGAACGGAAATAACTTTTTCAGTAATCATTATATTCCTAAATGTTTCTTTGCATTCTCAATGTAACCTGCAATGCGCTCTTTGCCTGCTGGATTCATGGAGTGAACAATGTACGGAGGAAACTTCTTGTTCTTTTCGGCACAGTAATCTACTAGCCATTTAGCGCAATCGTATCCAGTCTTTTCAGAACCATAGTCTACAATTGTTTCAAGTTGCTTCACTGGATCACTTTCGTTTTCCTTAAGCATAGCAGCATAGTGGTCATCGGCTAAGTCATGATCAAAACATACAAAACCTGGAACACCACTAAGCATAACATGCTTAACAAATGCATTGTAATTTCTCACCGTAAAAATCATTTCGTCTCTAGGAAATGCAGCCCAAGTTACATCGTCCGGATTACGAACATCGTCAAGAAATAATACGTACATGATGTTTCCTATATAGCTGGAGGAAGCGGTGGGATTCGAACCCACGGTACCTTTTAAAGTACGACAGTTTTCAAGACTGTAGGTTTCAACCACTCACCCACGCTTCCGTTATAAAGTATTTAAGCCCGTTTAGGACTATGGTAAAAAAATGGTGCTCCCGGAAGGATTCGAACCTCCAACCAAGCCTTTATGAGAGGCTGGCTCTACCGTTGAGCTACAAGAGCAATGTTTGGTGGGTGCGGATGGATTCGAACCAACTCAGCGAACGCAATAGATTTACAGTCTACCCCAGCTCTCCAACTCTGGCGCGCACCCTTAAACTTTATAGAAACTGATGGAGCCAACCATCAGCGAATGTTTTTACCTCATCGTCTGCGGCAAAGTATGCATCAACATCATTGATTGCGTCAATGGTTTCAAGAATGTCTTCATCGTCAACACCCTGTTCACGCAAACTATCTAGATAAGCAGTAAGGCTAGAGGCTGTGTCAGTGCCTGACACTTCCTGTGCATCGTTCTTCTTACCAAATTCAACATGAATTACATTGCTCATGATTGGCTCCTTAGATTAGTTATAATCTCTTATTTGCACTGTTCGTTTTCACGCAACACTGTGCCATCACCGCAAGGGCCACCGGTCTTTTCAGCTTCCGGTGCAGTTACATCAGCATTAGTTGCTTCGGTAGCAGCAGCTTCGGTAGCAGTTACTTCTGCTGGTGCTTCTGCGGTGCCGCAAGCAGCAAGGGTAGTCAATGCTGCAATCGCAGCAATAGTAGCAATAGTCTTCATTTAGTATTTCCTTTTGTTTTTAGATCCTTAAGTGGATCAAACTATTTAGTATGGTAGCCCGAACGGGTTCCGACCCCGCTTCTCTGCCTTGAAAGGGCAGTGTCCTAGCCACTAGACGACCGGGCCATATACTAATGAAAAGTGATTGAGGAGCTGACCGTAACCCCTCTCGTGCCTATTAGGTAGCAACCCCATGACGTAAACTGTTTAGAAGAACATACTCTTTCTGTTAGTATCCTCATGTCTTACGACACTATTGAATGACCTCTAGTGAAGTTCGGTCCCTACTTACCTCCCAAAAAATGGAGGAGTCAGGCGAATATGTTCATCAAAACAGTCTAAAGTTTGGTACGGGCGACTGGACTCGAACCAGCACTGCATAGGCAACAAGATTTTAAGTCTCGCGGGTCTACCATTCCCCCACGCCCGCATAAAAAACTTTAACAACAATGAGAAAGAACACTAGTCAATCTCTCGACTATGTTCTCACTATACGACATATTGAGGGTAATGTCAAGAACTATTTTCAGAAAGTTTGGCACGGGAGGAGGGACTCGAACCCCCGGCACTCGGTTTTGGAGACCGATGCTCTACCAACTGAGCTACACCCGTACTGAAATTTTGTTTAGAAGTGAATTACACCTGAGTCAATGACAGGATGTTCATCGTCTGTGCGATCAACAACGGTGTATGTGAACTTATAAGTTCCAAGTTCTTTTAGCATTTCTGCTACAGACTCAAGTGCAAAATCTTTGCACGAGTACAAATCAAACTTGTAGTATGATGGTTCACCTGACCAAAAATGAATTGATGAGTGACTAGTGGTAATACCCACCATCCCAGTTACGCCTTCGTTACCTTCGTCGTTACACCATACACATATGGGATCGATTAAGACCTTCATGTCAACTGCTTCAACTAATCGCTTGAACCAATCTTCAAGAAAAGTAACGTACTCCGCTGGTGGAGCTTCATTTAGATATCCTGTAACTAGGATGTGCTTATTAACCTGTGCCAACTCATAAAATCCTTTCTAATATTAATTTTACTGTCAGATAGCGAATGATTATTTATCATTATGTACGTAGTTTTAAAAAATGGTACCTCGTGACGGGATTGAACCGCCGACCTTGACCGTGTAAAGGTCCTGCTCTACCGCTGAGCTAACGAGGCACGGTAAAAATGGTCGGGAATGTAGGATTCGAACCTACGACCCCCTGCTCCCAAAGCAGGTGCGCTACCAGACTGCGCTAATCCCCGAAAACTTATTTTACTATATTACTATATATCTTATCAATTGTCAACTGTATAGTTTCCCAATCCTCATACAAACTTAGACAAAACAAATAGCGTGTTTCATTAGTTGGGTTAATTACACTATGATTGATTGTCGTATTAATTATAGTAGGACATCTGTATGTATGTTCGCATATAAGATGCTCACTTTTCATTGAGCGTTCGCGGTGAAACTTTACTGGACTCTTGTCCCAATCACCGATCAATGGAAAATTGATTGACGCCTTTCTATGTTGGTCTGTGTGAGGTTGAAGGAAAGTATTTGGACTCAATTCAGCAAAGAAAACTCTGCCGATGTTTATCTCAAGAGATTCCAACTGCCTATACAAATCATCAAACACTGGATGAGAATCGGGACGAAGATATTTATTAACATATCCCTCTGATACCCACTTCGCAGTGTTATAGCTACTCATAATATCAATGAGAACCTGCTTATCCCATATAATAGAAGGTAATTCAATGTAGCAGTCTGTATTATCCATCATCAAACTTTATTTTTGGTGGAGACTAGGGGGTTCGAACCCCTGACCTACGGCTTGCAAAGCCGTCGCTCTACCAACTGAGCTAAGTCCCCATGAAACTATTTATATTCTACTTACTCAACAAACAAAAAGAATGGTGACCCTGGCAGGGCTCGAACCTGCAACCCCAAGTTTAGAAGACTCGTACTCTATCCAGTTGAGCTACAGGGCCAATCTCTTATTATGTGTTGAGTATATCAAAGATATAAAGAGAAGTCAACAGTTTTGGGTTGTTGACTTCTCTTTTTAAATGGTGCCCCCACGACGACTCGAACGCCGGACCCCCTGATTACAAATCAGGTGCTCTACCAACTGAGCTATAAGGGCGTTAAGTTTGGCTCCCTAAGATGGATTCGAACCACCGACCAATTGATTAACAGTCAACTGCGCTACCGCTGCGCCATTAGGGAATAAACTCTATAAACTATTTAATCTTGTTATAGCAGCTTGACAAATAAATGTCAAGCCGCTAATTGAACAATTCTACTGTGTTTGGGCACACCTGAAATCAAGTAATCCATCTGATCAGCAAGAATGCTACGATTCTGTAGAATCATGTTTTCGTAGTGGTTAGGTTCGTATGGAATGTATAACAATTCCATACCTGATTGCTTTAAACTCTTACAACCCTTCTTTTGATTGCAAGGGATGCAAGCAGTAACAACGTTAGTCCACTCATCAATACCACCGTGGTACCTAGGTACAATGTGGTCTCGACTTAACTTAGTGTGATTACTAACATGAACCCCGCAGTAACCGCAAATACTGCGGTCACGAGCGAACAACGTCTTGTTAGTCAAGATAACCTTGTTGTGCTTCTTGAAGTTAAAACCTTCACCCTTAATAGCAATGATACTAGGAGTTTCAAGATAACTCTGCGTACCGTCAATTCGGTATCCGCCTCTATATCTAGCAACAACATCGCCTAGAGTCCAGGCGACCAAATTTTTTGCATGATAGCTAATTGCTTCATCGTGGTTTACCCACGTTCTTGGGATACCTGATACGTCTAAGGCTAGTACTGCCATAAAAACTCCTATTTCTTTCTATATTTAATTCAACTGATATTCCTTAGTGTCAGTTTACATTACATCAGATTGACCTTATTGTCAACTAGAATCTTTTGGTGCCCAAGAAAAGACTCGAACTTTCACGGACTTTCGTCCACAACGACCTCAACGTTGCGTGTCTACCATTCCACCACCTGGGCAATATCATATTCTATTTTCCGAATAATATTTTGATATCCAACGAGAAACCATGTCATAATTTATGCATATCTGCTCTTTATATGAAGGCATCTTGATGGTTATCGTATCATCATCTGTTATGCTTAATGAGGTCAAACCTAACATAGGCAAATCAACTCCAGTGTCAGTGCATAAGTCTTCATAAAAGACAGTGAAATTTTGATACGAGGCTGCATAACTTTCCCAGTATTGATTCATTTCAGTACAATACTGTAAGTAGTTGTAAATTTCTTTTTTGGAAAATACTGTTGGTTCAATTTTAGACATGAAAGTTTCATGATCTAACATACCTTCTTTGCGAATGATATTCCAAGGATTGATATCGTTTATAATCTGTTTAGCCTTATACTTAGCAACTAAGTAACTTATGCAACGTTCTATTTTATCTTTCCTAGCACATCTAATCAACGTAATCGGTTTATCAACTGAGTTCATCATTTCTATGAAATTATAAAAATGTGTACTGAAAACGTAGTCTTCCGGATTAGGAATATTCTTTACTAATTCTATGTCTTCCGGGTATCTAACAAACTTGTCTATGCGATTTAACCGATTGGCAACTAGACTAGTAAATGCGGTACTACCGGAACGCTGTTCTCTGAATATCCATACTATCATATGTCTATTTATTATGGTACTCCCTACAGGATTTGAACCTGTGACGCTCTCTAATCTGGAGACGATGCTGGATATAAGCCAGGTGTTTTACCGCTAAACTAAGGGAGTATTAGATTTTAAAAGTGAATGCAAAAGATATTGTGTTATCTTCACGCCAATCTTTTGTGTACAAGTCTTGAATTGAGAAGCTTGTTTTCTCGCTCAACTTATATTTGATTTCAGCTTTGTTCTGAATGAAGGTTCTAGAACCTTGTTCAATCATAAATTTGTTTGAAACTGAAACTGTTTTGCTAAGATTATGACTAATCCATACACTTTCACGAACTACTACATCGCTGTATCCGCCCGTGCCATGCTTGTAACCAACGCTAAGTTCATTTGATATCTTAGTCTTATCAGTCTTTACGATTCTGAAGCCATGGCCAATGCTGTAGACTGCTTGATCTTCTGAGAATGTTCTAGGGTCGTGTCTATAGCGAACACCTACTTGAACATAGTGCTTAGGATGGATGTCCTGATTGACTTTAGCAAATGCGTTAATCTGTTCTCTAGATGTTACTCCGTTAGCACTCTTATAAAGAATATCACTTTCAAATGAGTATTCTCTAGGGCCGGTGTCAGTAACGTGCTTGAATGCACCTGTCAAAACAATGTTATCATCATTGATAACTGTTCCGCCTAATGAACCTGATGTTTCTCTCTCAACCTGAGCATATGCAGGGAAAGAAAATAATAATGCTGCTGCTGATAGTATAAGTGTTCTAAACATGTGAATCTCCAAACTACTATTTAGCAGTTTGGTGCTCTATACAGGAGTCGAACCTGTTATCTCCGGGTTACGAATCCGGCGCATGCTTATAGAGCATTTGAAATTAATCCAACGCCGGGAATCGAACCCGCTACTGGCATCTTGATGCCTACCCATCCTTTTGGACTCTCGGACTTCCTGTGTTACCATTACACCAACGTTGAAACTTGGTGCCCCGAGAGGGACTTGAACCCCCACGCCTTTTGGGCAGAAGATTTTGAATCTTCCGCGTCTACCGATTCCACCATCGGGGCAAATTGGTATCGGTTCAGCAGTTCAGGTTCTAGTTATAGTGACCCTCATAGTGTGCCTTGAAGCATCGTTCTAGACCGATGACTTCTTCCGATTTCTGAAATTTGGTGCGGCTGAAGGGACTCGAACCCCCACACCTTACGATACTGGTACCTAAAACCAGGGCGTCTACCAATTCCGCCACAGCCGCATGTTAAATGTATTTACTCGCCGTAACTAGTGTCTCAAATTTAGTTACTGATACTAACTCAATAGTACTGCTACGGGCATCAGGTACACTCCTGTTTGGTTTGAGAATAAAACAGGGTCACATATGGTAACCGTACACACACGAGTAAAATCTGGTGCTCCCAGACGGGTTCGAACCGCCGACACCCTGATCTTCAATCAGGTGCTCTACCAACTGAGCTACAGGAGCATTAAACTAATAAATATAAATATGATTCCAAACTATGATTCCTATTATAAAAAATACGCAAATCAAACTCTAAGTTGGCTTTCGTCGGACAAAGAACAGCTATACAAACACAATCTCATTAGGCGTCGTGCTGAATTGGAACGTTATAATTGGATAGATTCTGATATCACATACCGTTTTAATTCATTTGGATTTAGATGCGATGAATTTACTGAGGTGCCTACTGCAATGTTTTTGGGTTGTAGTTTAACAATTGGAGTAGGATTGCCAATTAATACTATTTGGCCTAAGATTGTTTCTGATAATCTCAATTTAAAGTGTGCAAATTTAGGAATTGCTGCTGGTTCCCCGGACACTGCATTTAGATTATGTCATGGGCACATTGACCTTATAAAACCAAAAATTGTAGTCTACCTAACACCTCCGGCGGGAAGATTTGAGCTTAGCGACGGTAGTCCAAGGCTATATGGCCCGTGGAATTTTGGTCATTTTAAAAGTCCCGAGATTTATAAAATTTGGGCCGGATGTGAGGACAATCTTTTTTTCAATGAAGAAAAAAATCTATTAGGGATAAAAATGTTATGCACAGAACGAAACATAAAGTTTATCAATGTTAATAGTTCCGAATTGCGAACCAATGAGTCGTTAGCAAGAGACCTAGCTCACCCCGGAATAGAATGTAATCATATATTTGCACACAAGCTACTTAATACAATTAACTAGAATTGGTGGAGCCTAAGGGAATCGAACCCTTGACCTTTTGTCTGCCAGACAAACGCTCTACCAACTGAGCTAAGGCCCCAAAACTCTCGGGGCCTGCACAGCCCCTGCCCCAGTAACATTTGTGCAGTATCACCGGGAGTACTCATAAATAACATATGCATTTTGACCCCAGACAGATTAAGCATCTATCAGCATCAGTTGATAATGATCTAATCAATACCTTACTGAATTCTGCACAAGAAGCAAAGTCAACTCAAGCGACCGTTGGCAAGATAGTGGATGACCAATATATTGCTATTCACAATCCTGACATCTGTACCGCCAACTTCGTAGACTATACAAACTTCGCTGATAATGTTGACCAGCTCGTAAGACACTGTAAGGAGCTCGTAGAGCATCAATATAGCGTAGAGTGTAACACACACTCTATAGACTTTCTTCACTATTCTGATGGAACTCACTATTGGCCTCACATCGATGGTCAATATGTAGATGGTACAATTGTTCGCAGAAGTAACATCAACCGCGACATAACTTGCGTAGCATATCTAAATGATGACTATCAAGGGGGAGAAGTATATTTTCCGTTCTTTGACATTGAAAAGAGACCAAGTGCAGGAGACATTCTTATGTATCCTGGCAGTTGGCAATATCTTCACGGTGTCAAGAAAGTTCAAGGCGTTCGTTATGCGATTGTAATTTGGTTCCATACAATCCCTGAAATGTATCAGGATGAGGAAATTAAACATCATCACATAATGAGAACACTCACTCGTTAATGGTCGGGGTAGCCGGATTTGAACCGACGACCACTTGTCCCCCAGACAAGTGCGCTACCAGACTGCGCTATACCCCGTTGAATATGGCGCGCCCACTTTTTTTCTCTACTTGGTACACTTTTGGAAGGTATATTGCTAGATGGACGCATAAGAATGGAGCCAGCGGTAACGGTATGTTCGTCACTATTGTAGTGGGTATCACTCGCCGGCATAAGTTAAAGTCCGAGAAACTGCATTACTAGCTTGAAGGGCCAGACATGTTCCCAGAGAAAATGTTCTAGTGGATAGCTGATAGTTACGCCAATCCAAAATCTATAATCAGTAATCAAATTTGAACACGAATTCATACACCGAACTAGTAGTCCAGTCTTCTTATCTTCGTGATAGTGCGGTTCATGTTCTTTCATACAATGTTTATCTCTTTGTGCATATACTAGTATACTATATATCAAGTAGCTTGTCAACCTAGTAATAATGGTACACCCTACTGGGTTTGAACCAGTGACCTTTTCCATGTCAAGGAAATGCTCTACCGCTGAGCTAAGGGTGCATGAAACTGGGGTGAAAGACGGGACTCGAACCCGCGACATTCGGTACCACAAACCGACGCTCTAACCAACTGAGCTACAATCACCATAAACTGGCATACGCTGTAGGAGTCGAACCCACGCTAACTGGGTTGGAACCAGTCGTGCTACCGTAACACTTAGCGTACATGAAATTGGTGCCCGCGGAAGGATTCGAACCTCCGACCCTCAGATTCGTAATCTGATGCTCTATCCAGCTGAGCTACGCGGGCATTAACTTGGTGGACCCTGAGGGATTCGAACCCCCGACATCCTGTTTCGAAGACAGGCGCTCTATCCGGCTGAACTAAGGATCCGTGAAATGGTGCCGCTTGCAGGATTTGAACCCGCCACCTACGGTTTACTAAACCGTTGCTCTACCAAATGAGCTAAAGCGGCATTAAGTTTGGATGCCCCCCGAGGATTCGAACCTCGATAGCTAGTACCAAAAACTAGCGTCTTACCTTTAGACGAAGGGGCAATGTAACTTGTATAATATATATGCTTTGCAGCATCGTGTAAACTATTTTGGATGCCCGACTAGGGCTCGAACCTAGAACCTACTGAGTCAGAGTCAGTCGATCTACCAATTGATCTATCGGGCAATGTATCATCCATTATTTAAGAACACTAGAGGCGTATACAAATTTTTCAAGTTTGGCACCATGTTCTACTCGCATGTTCTTAAATAATGAATGGTTAGCCTTTTGTTGATAAGCGATCTATGTTTCCTGGCATTTCAGACTTGACCGCTTG